TTACAACACCTTGTTCAGGTTTTTGCATTGCTGGTTTATCATCAAAGAAACTATTTGTTTCTACTGTAGGATATCTGTCTTTTACTTCACACCATTTTTGATATAATGTATATTCTTTTACATCCATAGATGATACATAAGATAAATCTTTAATAAGAGCTTCTTTTAAAACATCTGTATCTACATCTGGTATTTTATCTAAAGGATTGTTATCTTGCCAACTTTGCCATTGGTCGTCAATAGACATACCTTTCTTCCACGAATAAGTCATAAGTGTATCCTATATGAAAATTATGTAAATGTCAAGCCTTGGAGTTGGCTTCTCTATATCTCTTCATTCTGTCAATCTCCTTCATAGCTTTCTTTCTTGCTCTATCTAATTTTAGTTTAGATACGCCCTCTGTAAAGTTTCTACCAAGGATATGGTCATATTCATGTTGACAGATTCGACTCATCATACCGTCTAGGTGAGCTTCTTGTGTTTTACCCTCTGCGTCTTCATACTTCATAACACATTTTCTAGGTCTTTCTATATCTAAAAACATAAAAGGATAAGTTAGGCAACCCTCTTTCATTCTTAACATTTCAGTACCTACTGATACAATCATAGGATTAAACATTGCTAAAGACATACCTTTTTCAATACCCTCATGTCCACCTGCAACAAACATATTAAAAGGTAAACCAACTTGATTACAAGTAAGACCAATGCCACCGTATTTTTTCATTACAAGAAACATAGCCTCTGTTAAATCTTGTCTATCTTTAAAGCCTTCTTCTTTTAACATGTCATCTGTAAAAGGTGCTATTGCTGACCTTACTCTAGGGTCATTTGGTGGTATTAGTTTTAGTTCTCTCATATTGTTCCTAACTGTGTGAAGTTTTGTACTTTCTCAAACTTAATAATGTTTGTAAATTTATCAAATAGTATATCGCCTTTATGAGATATAATAAAGATATTCTCCTTTTCTAATGTCTTAATAATCTTAAAGAAATCATCTGTACCTTGGCCATCTAAACTACTATCAAATATTTCATCTAGTATTAATAGATTTGTATTGGTGCTATTTTTCATTCTAGCAATATCTCGCCATGTAAATAGTAAAGCAAGGTCAATTCTCATTTTCTCACCCTCACTAAAGTTATTATAGTTAAAGGTATCTCTAAATCTTGACTTAACTGTTTCGTTAAATTCTTCATCTAAATTAAATGATATAAAGAAATCCATGGCCTGTAAATATTTGTTAATAAGACTATTCATAATTGGTACATACTTACGAATTATATTTGCTTTAGCACCTTTGTCGTTTAATATATCTCTTAATATATCAACATAAGATTTTTCTTCTTGTACTTTATCTAATGCAATTTCAGCTTCTTTTAAATCTATATTCATTTGATGTAGTTCTCGTTCAATGTTTTCTATATCAACATCTCTTGTTGCACTAGTAGAAATCTCTTGCTGTATTTGGTCGCTGTGTTTCTTTAGACTCTCCAGACTGGATGCTACCTTTGCTATCTCTACATTCATGTCTTGTATCTTTTGAGATACTTTTCCGAAGGCTGTTATCTTCTCTTCCTGTTTGTTGAGTTCTCCTACGAGCTGTGATAGTCCTGATTCTAGTTTGGAAATTGTTGTAGTTTCGTGATTGCATTTGTTTTCCTTAAATGTTTCATCAATAGATTGTGTACACACCGGACATGTGTCATTTTCTTTGAAAAATTTTAAAGTCTTCTTATGTGTATCTAGGTTCTGTTCAATCTTCGTTTCGTATTTTTCTAATTCTTTTACCTTTTTAGATACCGTTTCTTGACCACTTAACTCATTTTGACTTACGGCTATAGCTTCATTCAAGTTAGTTAGCTTTTGTTCATATTTTAGCCTATTCTCTTCGTTTTCTTGTAGTTTATTTTCTTGTACCTTTTGGTTGTCGCTACCTTTGGTCTCCAAAGTCTTTAAGTATTTTGCTTCAGTTTCATACTTGGTCTTTATTAACTCCGCTTGGTGCCTCACCTCCGTCAACTTTTTTTGTAAATCACTCTGTTGAGTACGCAAAATTAAGTCCATAAGACCAAAGACTCTGATATCAAGTATCTCTTCAACAACTTCTCGTCTGTATCTTGGTTTCATCTTCATAAACGGCTCGTATGATGATGACCCTAATAATACTACTTGAATAAAAGACCTATAATTTAACTTCATTATATTTTGTTCTAGGTATTTTTGATAATCAATACTACTTGCGTCTTGGTTTATCATCTTACCATTATGAAATATCTCAAAGTTATTTGGTTTAATACTTCTTCTAACTTTATATTCTTTTGTACCAACTGTAAAGTCAACTTCTACAACACAATCACCACCATTAATAGTATTGACCATTTGTTCTTTCTTAATGATTCTAAATGGTCTGTTAAATAATACAAAACACAATGCGTCTAATAATGTTGACTTGCCACTACCATTGGTACCTACAATCAATGTAGTTTGCGACATATCAAGGTCAACAACTATTGGCTGATTGCCTGTTGATAAAAAGTTCTTGTAACTTATTCTTTTAAATGTTATCACTCACTAGCTTCCATGTATAATTCTTTGGCAAATTGTTTAAGTTTTTGTTTATCTAACTCACTATCTACTTGGTCAATATAGTTACCTAAAAATGTCAAAGTATCTTCGCCTTGTTCTAATATATCTTCTCTAACTGAAGCACCTATATCCGTTGGTTCTTCTATAACATCTATTGCATGTACATTGATAGAATTATAAAACTTGTCCATCAATCTTTCATACATCTCAACATCTGTCCTATTAGAGATATAAAGTTTTACAAACGACTTATCATATTCTGATAAATCAATTGCGTCATAATTTGTTTCTTTATCGTTATAAATTAATTTTTTAAATATGGTATCAGGATTTGATACTCTTGTCAAGTCTCTGGTATCTGTATCAAAGATATGAAAACCTTTAGGACAACCATAGTCTGACCATGTCATTTCGTATTGTGTGCCTAGATAATAAATCTGACCATCATCTGACTTCTTGTGAAAGTGACCAGACATTACTTTTTCGAATCGTTTGAACATTGCTTTTTCTTGGCCATGGTCGTTAAAATGGCCGTTGTGCATTTCAAAACCTTTTACTTCTAAATGACCCATTGCAATAGTAGCCTGTGTATCGTTTATTTTTTGTACACTATCTGACTCATTATCATCACAAATCCATGGTATAAACAAGATTGGTAGACCATCAAACTCAACCTCTGTAGTTCTAGTATATACTTTAGCACCTTTACTTATTTCTAGGTTTTGTAAGGCATTTACTTCATTGGTATTCTTATAGTATGTGTCGTGGTTACCAATGATAATATGTGTATCAATATTATTTTCTTCTAGTCTATTCCAAAAATTCTGTTTAAAATTGTGTGCTGTATTATGGTTGATAAATTTTCTTCTATCTACCACATCACCTAGATGTATCAAAGTATTAACATTATTCTCTCTAATATAAGGAAAGAATACATCATTATAAAACTTATTTTGATATTCAATAAATGCTGGTGAGTCGTTACGACAACCAAAATGGGTGTCGTTTAACAAGGCTATCTTCATTACTTCTTTTTCTTTTTCTTTGCTACTGTTTTTTTCTTAACTGGTTCTTCCGTAGGCATGTTCTTTTTAAGAAACTCTGTAAACTGATTTTTAAAATCTCTATCTTCTCCAGGTTGTAAGGCCATATCATCATAATTTGCCTCTTGAATCATCCTTTGTTTAATTGTTGTTTGTTTCTTTTCTTTCTGGATTCTTCTTATAAATGCATAGTATATTATTTGTGTGAAATATGCAAATGGATTATTTGATGTTGCTGGATTGAAATTATTTAAATACTGTAAACAGTTTTCTATACCATCACTAATCATATCGTCTCTGTATGTGTAGTTGATAAAATTAGGTCTGTACGATAGGTGATTCGCTATCTTTAAAAAACATTCACCGACATAATCGGGTACTCTAGGGTTATTCTTCCCTGCTTTTTTTGCCTTGTCAACTAACTTCTTATACTCAACCATTGCGGCCAAGAATTCTTTGTTATTGACATAGTGTTCTGATTTCTTTTTTGTTTTTGCCATAATATCCTCATAATACTTTATTTTTTTAAAATTGTCAATGGTGAGTTCACATCATTCCACGGTTGACAATAGTTTTTTTCTATGTATAATAACGGTGTCCGTTTTCAGAAATACCTTTATATACCTAATGTAGTGTAGGTTCGTCCTCTTCATCATCAAACTCCCTAAAGATTTCGTTTAATTTTTTATTCTCTTCGGGGGTAAACTCTTTTTTCACATAGTTTTCATCTCTTTTTGGCTTGTCAAGAGAGTCATAATTCTTAACAACTGCACCATAACTAACGGTCATTTCGTTTGACGCATTTGTTATAGTCATAATCTTATCTTTAGGAATAGTAACAATCTTATCAGCCGTATAATTCGTCCAACGAATCATGGCAATATAATCTCTAAACCCCATTGGTGTCATTTGAGGAACATATTTAATTTGTAAAGGTTTATCTAGTCTCAATAAAGGACCATTGTCTGGCAACTGTTTGTCACCTGTGGGTAGTACGGCAACAATATCGTCACCATTAATTAATTTAATTATTTTAACTGTTTGACTCATTGTTTAGCTCTATGTTGTGTATTTCATAATCAAAGTCTTCTTCACTATAGATATTTATCCTTTCTCTAAAGTGATTAAGTGTGTAGTTCTCTTTCTCATTATAAGTTAAATCGTCTGATATATCATATAAAGTAGCATGTGAATTGTTATCTTTTAATCGTAAACCACGACCAATAGATTGTAAATTTCTTATGCGAGATTTAGAAGGACTAGCAAAAATAATGTTATGCAAGTTCCTAATATTAATGCCTGTGCTGAATGTCCCATACGAAGCCACAATAATAGCTCCATCAGCCTTCTCCGTAATTTCTCTAATCTTTTCTCTTTCGTCTGCGTCAACTCCTCCGTGAACATAAAATACCTTCTTATCTTTTGCTTTTTCTTTTATTGATTCGTATAAGTCCTTACCATGTTTTTCTACATACTGAAATAAACATAGTGTATTACCATTTAATCCAGCCGCCAAGTTTCGTATAAATTTATTTCTTTTATCTGATTGTACTATGTAATCCATTTCTTCTTGATAGTTCATACCACTAGCATGTTTACACTCAATCGCACCATGTTTTAAAATCAAACAGAATATTTTTAAATCAGCTAACTGTTTCTTTTCTATTAGTTCAGTTGTAGATACAACCTTATTTACAGTACCAAACAAACCCTCTAATACAAGTTTGTGTGTTTGTGTACCATCTAAAGTACCAGTTAGTCCAACCTTATATGGGCATTTTTCTAATTTTGTCAAGATTTTAGTTAATGAAACTGCTTTGAATAAGTGTGCCTCATCACCTATCAACATACCAACATCTTTAAAATATTTCTTTGGTTGATTGTATATTGATTGCCATGTAGATATAATTACAGGTTTATTTGTTTCTTTTGAATGACCTTGATATATTCTATGTACATTGTTTTCAGGCGACCAACCATAGTCTTTAAAATCTTTAAACAATTGTTCTACTAGTGATGTGGTTGGTACAATAATAAGTATTTTCTTTTTATCAGCCTTTAACCGAAGAATGTTAAACCTAATAAGAAGATAGACAATAAGAGATTTTCCACTAGCTGTGGGTGAAAGTAATAAAGTCCTATTTTTTCTAACTGCATATATAAATGCCTCCTTTTGGTAATCTCTGACCTCTAATGGAATATTTAGTGCTTTGATAAACTTGTCAACCTTTGCCTCATCTACCTTTGTGTCTTGTATTTTAGTACCATCAACAACCTGTACATTATTGTCTTCACACCACTTTAAAATATAGGGGTATAGACCAACATAGATTTGACCTGTTTGATATGAGAATAATCTAATCTTTCCGTCCCACACTCTGTTTCTAAATTGTGGCATAAACTTAAAACCAGGTACTTCAAATGTAAAAAATCCACCTAGTTCTCTTCTTATATCATCATCAGCTTCAATCTTTAAATAGACATCATCTTTTTTGTCTATAATTATGTATCTTGTTAAACTCATACAAATTGTTTCCCTACTACCCAGCCAACTAATGTCTTTCTAACACCACTTAACACAGGATTAACTTTGTGCCAAACGAAAGAAGGAAATATAATCATTGAACCTTTTTTTAACTCAAATTTTTTATAGATATGTTTTTCAGGTTTAGGATTAGGTTTACATAACTCAAAGTCACCACCTGTATAATCGTCTGATAAACATAATGTAAAACTTAATTTTCTAATTAGACCATCATCATATGGTTTAGCATGACTATCTATATGCCAATCATAGTGGTCATCTTTTTCATATATTGAATATTGAAATGGCTCAAAGCCATGAAGTTGAAAGTTCCAACCTGCTGTTTTGTTTGCTCTTGATATAATATCATTTAAAGGAGTTGTACCTGCTTGTTCTTCATAAGAAAAAGGAGAAACAGATATTTCATCTTCTTTAATCCAAGAAACTTTTGTCTTTCTGGTTTTTTCTGATTTGTCACCATCAAATACTTCAGCATTTGATATCTGTTTTTCTTCACCTAATTTTATAATACTATTTAAAATATTATCTGAAAAGGTGTGTTCTTCTATGTGACAGGTATTTTCTAAATACATTACACAGCACCACTAGTAAACTTACGCCAATCAATTGCATTTTTAATTGTAAAAGTTCTATTAGTGATTTGTCTAATTGTTCTATCTAAAAAATCAATACAAGCATTTAAGTAATCTACTTTTTGTTTTGCCTTTATATACTCTTCATTTGATTGTATATATTGGTCAACATCTTGTCTTAATAGTTTAAAGTTAAAAGGTTTCTCTGCATATACAGAAGCGTCAGCTTTACCTGTATAATATTCCCAAAGTTTTCTTTTAGTATTATATAAATCACCCTCTGCACGACTCAACATAAGCTTAAACTTTGTTAAGTGTTTTAAATATTTGTTGTGTAATTGTGGAGTTTTAAGAGATTCTAAATCTAGTTCAGTATCATTAATCTTCAAATCACCATCAGCTTGTTCTTGTAGTTTTTCTAAATCCATAATAAACATATCCTATCATAATATTATATAAATGTAAAGCCTTATGTAACAGTTTCAGTTGTATTTGACGACCCTTTCACAGCAAATTCATATAGTTTATACTTGAAAGAAACCGTTGCTGTTAAGTAGTTAACATCATCAGCTTGTTGGTCAAACTGCAATGCCGATAAAGAAGAAGGAAATACATCATTAAATCTAACTTCTATATTTGCATTATTTTTACTAGACAATACACTTAAAGTTGCGTCTGAAAATAAAGGTCCTAATGGTGTTGCACCATATTTTACTTTACCAGCGTCTGTAGCTTTACTCTCTTTACCTTGTGTTGGAAATCTATCTGCATTTGCTTTTATCAAACTTCCAAATTGTGTTCTTGATTTTGGAAATCCTATACCATACATCCAGCCGTGTATCTCTCTATAGTTCTCTAGGTTTTCATCTACTAAAAATGTAATCTCTAAATCACCAAAGGTCAAGGTATCACCTGGAAGTGGTATGTCCGCCAACGGAGTTGGTTGGACCGTAGCAGTTAGACTAATACCTGGTATATTACAAGCAGTTGTAAAATACTCTACTTTAGGCAGTTTTGAGAGTTGAAATTTAAACTGCGTTGCCGAAGCATAGTCAAACTTTGTGGGTTGTCTATTGTATGATGTTATTACTGTCATACTTATATTTATCCATCCTGGAGGAAGGCCAAAAAAAAGGGCGGATAAACCGCCCTTTTTCGTATTCTGTAGAAAACTCTACAAGATATTACATTAAGTTTGAAACTTTAACTCTTTGGTAGTATCTGTTTGAGTTAGCAGAACCAGCGTCATTTACTGCTGAAGCAGCACCTGAAATCGCACCAGTTTCAGCAAAAGGATTAGCAACTAAGCCATATCTTGTTTTGAAACCGATTTTTGGTTGGAAAGTATCTTGACCAACTGCTCTAACCATTTGTAGAGGCACATATGGACAATAGAACATACCAGCGTCATAAGGTGAAGTACCTTTATAACCTACTACATAGTATTGACTAGCGCTTGAATTTGCACTATATGGGTCAATGTATACCTTGAATCTGCCGTTAAGAACACCAGCAAAAGTATTGCCTGTGTCATCAACATTCAAGTTATTGTTTAATGCAGGTGTGTAATCTAAAACACCAGCCATTTGTAGAGCAGAAGCGACATCAGCAGAACAAATTATCATGTTCCCTTTACCTCTTCTTGTTCTTTGAGCGATTCTGTTTGCGTCTCTTTCCAATTGGAACATAAGACCTTTAAATCTCTCAACTGACCATCTACCGT